CAAGTAGAGGAAAAAAAAGTGTTAATCCTTTAAAAAAAAGTTTAACAAAAAAAGTTAGTAAAAAAGGTTTAACGAAAAAAGTTAGTAAAAAAGGTTTAACAAAAAAAGTTAGTAAAAAAAGTTTAACGAAAAAAGTTAGTAAAAAAGGTTTAACGAAAAAAGTTAGTAAAAAAGGTTTAACGAAATCTAAAAAAAAAGATAAAACTATTAAAAAATCTAAAAAATGGAAAGCAATAACAAACAATGATATTAAAAAACTAATGAAAGGGGGGATGTGCGGTGACCCAAATTTAAATAATTTATCTGGTTGTAGAAAACCAGAATGGAATATAAATTGTATTTAGATAATATTTAAGATATTTGTATTCATATAATCATCTAAAGAAATATTTTCTTCTATTTCATCTTTTGATTCTTCTTCTTTTATTTTTTCTTCGTAATTTTTTATTTCATCTTTTATTAAATTTATATTTTCAAGATTAACAATAAAATCTGTAACGGGGTATTTTTTTTTATTATAAAATTTTATCCTTTTATATGATTGTGATTGAAAACTTGAAAAATTATCAACAATATCAATTACCAAAGGTGGTTTATCTTTTGGATAAGAAGATTTTCTCATTATTCTTCCAACTGATTGTTCTATATTAGATTTTGATGTTACCATTAATAAAGTATCTAAAATAGGTATATCCATTGCTTCTTTTGCCATAGAATAAGATGCTAAAATCAAATTAGCACTTTCAGAATCTTTCCTTTCTTTACTTTTCATACCACCAATATAGTATCCAATTTTGTAATTTTTACATTTTTTAGTAAATTCATTTTTAATTTCATGTAAATACTTAATTCTTTCACTCAATACCAAAATATGTCTTTTTTGTTTTAAAAAATATTCTAATAGAGTTGTTATCATAACAAGTCTTTTAGGACATTCTATTATATTACTAATCATTTTTACAACATTTGGTTTTCTTTGATAATTTAAAAGACTTTTATAGTGTTTTGTTTTTGGTAAATTATTAAAAGAAAATGTATATACTTTTAAACCTTTTGGATTTTTAATTGCTTTTCTCGTATCAACTTTATAAATAATTGGTCCAAGATACAATTTAATAACTTTTGTCATTCCGTCTGCTCTATTAGGAGTTGCTGATAATCCAAGATGATATTTTGTATTTACTTTTCTTAATGATTTAGAAAATATTCTTGAAGGAACACAATGAACCTCATCATAAATAGAAAATCCAAATGATTTATAAATACTTCTATCATAATCACACATAGAAATACTTTGTAACATTCCAATAACAATATCCTTGTCATCAATATCAATCTTTTTCTGTCTCAGTAATCCTATTCTCGCAGTTGGTAAAAATTGTTTAATTCTTTCTTTCCACTGATCCATTAAAAATTCTTTATTTACAACAACCAAAGTTTTAACACCTAAAGATGCTACCAGATAAAGAGCAATAGAAGTATTATGTGTAACAGTTGTATCACCTAATAAAAATCTTTTATTTCCATCTATTTCAAAACCATAGTAATTATCAACATTTAATTTTTTTATAAAAATTTTATAATATTTAATTTTTTTATCAAAAAGTGATATTTTATATCCAAATAATTTTTTTCTCTCTATATTTGGTAATTTTAAATAATTTATAACTGAAATATCTTTAACAAAACCTTTATTTTCATAATATAATGATAAAATATGAGATTCATTAACAACATAATTAATTCCTATATCTTGATAAATCTTATACATCTGTTCTTTACCCCTTGCTAAACTTAAAATATTTCTTTCTTTTAAATCATCACCCATAATTTTATCATTAACTTTTATATATTGTACTAATTTTACAGAACCATCATGCATCATAACTGGTGTATTTATACCTAAACATTTTCCATAACCACATGGTAAACATAATATACCACCACCGCTAGAATTTAAAGAATTTATACATTCTTTAACTGGTTCTTTTTGATTTTCTCTTAAGGAACCGTTAAATTTTATATTAATATCTTCACATCCTTTTAATTTTATTTTTGTTTTACCAAATTTTTTAATTCCATAAAATTTTGGTAAAAACATTTTAGTATCAGATATTCCATAAATAGAAAATGATTCTGCTTCTGGTCCATATCCTTTGGGTCTAAAAGGTTTAAAAGTTAGGTCATTTTTAATATCTTCTATTTGATTTTCTTTAAAATCTTTTAAATAAATTGTATAACCTTTTCTTCCCAAATATGTTTTCATCTTTTTAAAGATTTATATAAAATATTTATAAAACTTATCAATTTTTATAAATATAGTTATTGTATTTATATAATTTATTATTTTTTTATTTATTATATATTATATTAATATAAATACCAATTGTTATGTTTAACCTTAAAAAGATGTTAAAATCATTTGACGAAGTAAAAACTTTAAAAGTTTTAGTTGTTGCAACTTTAGTTGTTTATATTCTTGGTATTGCCCCAATGCTTAAGGAAGAAACCAGAAAAATTTTAGGTAATCCTATGGTTAAAGTTTTAGTTTTAGCATCTATTATTTCTGTTAGCTTTTTTGATGGAACAATTGCATCTTTAATTGCTATTGCTTTTGTTGTTTCATATTTATCATCCCATGGTTCTTCAATGGGAGATGTTGTTATGGGTGAATCTAAACATCTTTTAGGAAATGTTGGTTCTGGTGCTAGTAAATTAGTTGGTGGTGTTGGAGGTGGAGCACATGATATTGTAAGGGGTGTTGGCGAAGGTGCTAGTAAATTAGTTGGTGGTGTTGGAAGCGGTGTTAGAGAACTTGTTGATGATTTAGGAGAAGGTGCCCACCGTGTTATTGGAAATCTTGGTTCTGGAGCACAAGATTTAGTTGGTGGTCTCAGTTCTGGTGCCCAGAGTGTTGTAGGAGGCGTTGGAAGTGGAGCACAGCAACTTCTTGGTGGTGCACAACAGTTAGTTGGTGGTGTTGAGAGTGGAACCAAAAGTGTTATTGGTGGAGTTGGAACTGGAGCACAAAAACTTATTGGTGGAGCACAGATGGGAGCACAAAAGTTAGTTGGTGGTGTTGAAAGTGGAACACAACAGCTTCTTGGTGGAGCACAGATGGGAGCACAGAAACTTCTTGGTGGAGCACAGATGGGAGCACAGAAACTTCTTGGTGGAGCACAGATGGGAGCACAAAAGTTAGTTGGTGGATTACAAGGAGGTGCTCAACAGTTATTAGGAACAGTTGAAAACTTTAAAGGATGCTCTAGTCAACCACTAATGACATCTGGTTGTAATCCAATTATTGGATACAATGCTTCTTATGATACTCAAAATGCTTGTTTAAACAAAGGAATTAAGGTATGGAATGATGAAATGGGAGCGCAGGGTTTAAGTCATCCTAGAGGACATTCTGGAAACCAGGTTGGATCTAGTTATTAAATTTATTATTAAATTTATTATTTTTTTTTCTAAATATTTTTTAGTAATTTTTTTATAATTTTACTAAAACATATTTTAAGTTTTTTTTAATTTATTTTTTTATTTATTTATTAAATAAATACATAATCCAATTAGAAACATAAACAATAGTATAGCTATTAATATTCCAATTAAAGAATTTGTTTTCGCACTTGTCTTTTTTGGTTTTTTAGGTTTTTTTATTTTTTTTTTATAATAAACAACTATTAAAATTATAAGTGTTATTAATAATACTAAAAATATTATATGTAGTATTTTATTGTTATATAAAGTATTTTTAAACCCAATATTTTTATATTTGAAAATATAATAAATAATAATTCCTAATAATCCTAATGATATTAAACCAATAAATAATAAAATAATATTAAATTTATTTTTTTTATTGCTGACATTTGGTTTATTACAATTATCATTAACATTATTAGTATTTTTATCTGTACCATCAACTTGGTTTCTTTCGCTTAAAAAAGACTGAATATCTTTATTTGTTTCTGTTTTACAAACTCTTCTTGTTATAACAGGTGTTATATTTTCATTTATATTATAATAAACTTCTAATTCAGCATTCGTGGGGTCTTCTTTTAAAGATGTTCTTTCTCTGACACTATCTGTTCCACCCGATAATGTATCAGAAAAATATTTAAAAAAATTATAAGGAACTGTTTTTGGTTTTTCAAATTGAATATACATAACGGTATTATTGGTACTTTGGTCTAACCAAGTATAAAAACTTGCGTTTGTTCCTTTTTTAGGAGGAAAAAACATTAGTGGGTTCCAATTTGAAATATCTGTTATTGATGCTGTTTTATTTTTTGTTATTGTTCCAGAGTTAAAATTATTTCCAATTTTATTTAAAAATATAAATAAATCTTTTTCATCATCATTATCTGTGTTATTAACAGGTGATACTTTATTTGGAATACATATAACAACAAATAGTTTTTTGTTACTTGAATTAAAAACTAAACAAGTTTCCATTTCATATCTTTTTCCATTAATAATAGATTTACTTGGTGTTCTAAAAAAAATATCAACTAAAGAATATTTTTGAGTATCTCCATTTCGTTTAAAACTATAGTTAAGATTAATACTTTTATTTCTTTTTTCAACTGATAATTCTTTTGTATTAACAAGAGGATTTATATGTAATAAATTAGAACTAGCAGAAAGAGTTAATCCTTCTATAAAATCTTCTTTATCTAACTTTGTAATATTAAAACTACACCCAGAATCACATAATGGATAACTTTTTTCACCACCGACATTAAAATTTCTACTTTTATTATTTATATGTTCAACTGACATTTCTATAAATATATAATATAATATTATATTAAGATGGGAAATTTTATCTTTGGTTTTTTATGCGGAGAAGAAAATTTAAAAAATAGTAATACTGAAAAAAAAAATATACCAGAAGCTGAGGGTACGGTTATTGGAGAAGGTGCGCCACAAAAGACTAATCCAACAAATGGTAAGTTTAAAGTAGAAACTGGTAATACTACTTCATCAAAAGGTAGTACTAATCCAACAAAGAATAGTATTATTGTAAATACTGGTGGTAAACCTAAAAAACTCAAAAAAACTTTAAAACCTAAAAAAAATAATAAATCTAAAAAAAATAATAAATCTAAAAAAAATAATAAATCTAAAAAAAATAATAAATCTAAAAAAACTTTAAAACCTAAAAAAAATAAAAAATAAATTATCATTAATATATAATGTTTAAAACTATTGTTTTAAAAGGTCATTATAGATGGATTGTCCCATTAGCAATTGTTTTAATAACAATTTATTTGACATCTTGTTATAACAATATTGAACCATTTGATATAGGACCAACTCTTTCTAAAATGATGGACAAGTTTAATAAAGTTAATGGAAAAGAGGTTAATGGAAAAGAGATTAATGGAAAAGAGGTTAATGGAAAAGAGATTAATGGAAAAGAGATTATGGAAAAGAAATCACCAGAAAAAGTTCTTAAAGATATTGAAAAAGAAATTAAAAAGGATAAAAAAGAAATTAAAAAAACTAAGAATAAAAAGGAAGTAAATAAAGTTTTAGATTTGGTAAAAACATTAGAGACAAAAATAAATAATTTAAAATCAGAATTAAAAGATGACAAAGAAGCAAACAAGGATTTAAAATTATTAAAAGGTTTGGAGAAAGAAATTGGAAATATTTTAAATTCTAAAGAACATTATGAAAATTTTAGTAATATAAAAAGTATTAAGAAAAAAAAAGATATAACTGGTTATAATTCTGGAGAATATGAATTGAACTTTGAAGCTATCTTTCCAAATAGAAAAGTAAATAATACAAAAAAAGTTAAGTTTAAAGATAAACCTGATATAATTGGTTATGAAACTGATATTAATAAAAAAATATTGGAATATGAATCTACAAATGGATTAGTTTTATCTACTTATAAACCACATAATTTAACAGACAGACCAAAATATATGTATAATCGTCACGATGGTAGTATAACACCACATATTACAGATGATAATAGGTTTGATATTAGTCAATTTAATGTTTTTAAGGGTTAAAAAAAATTATATAAGTAAAATAATGTTTGATATATAATATACCGAAAATATCTAATGGAATTTAAGAAAAAGGATACCAAAGAAAGTGAAATTAAAAATACATTTGATACTGTAATAGAAATAGAAGAAAATAATGAAAAAATTTTAGATAGTAAGAAAAATATATTAAATAGTGATAAGAATAGGTATGTTTTGTTTCCAATTAAGTATGATGAAATATGGAAGCAATATAAAACTGCTGTTTCTTGTTTTTGGACTCCTGAAGAGATTGATTTTAGCAAGGATAGAACAGATTGGTTAAAATTGAGTGATGATGAAAGATATTTTATTGAAAATATTCTTGCTTTTTTTGCTGGTTCTGATGGAATTGTTATGGAGAACTTGGGGCAAAGATTTTTTAACGAAGTTCAAATACCAGAAGCTCGTCAGTTTTATTCTTACCAGATGTTTATTGAGGCGGTACATAGTGAGACATATTCTTTAATGATTGATACATATGTAAAAAACCCATTAAGAAAACAAAAATTATTTAATGCTATAAATGAAATTCCATGTATTAAAAGAAAAGCAGAGTGGGCGGTTAAATGGATAAATGATAAAAAAGAAGATTTTGGAATGAGGTTAGTAGCATTTTCAATTGTAGAAGGTGTATTTTTTTCTGCTTCATTTTGTTCTATTTATTGGTTAAAAAATAGGGGTTTAATGCCAGGATTAACATTTTCTAATGAATTAATTAGTAGAGATGAAGGACAACATACTGATTTTGCATGTTTATTACATTCTATGTTATCACAAAAACCAAAACAAGAAGATGTTTTTAGCATTATGAAGGAAGCTGTAGAAATTGAAAAGGAATTTATTACTAAATCAATTCCTTGTAAATTAATAGGTATGAATAGTGATTTAATGAAACAATATATTGAATTTATAGCAGATAGATTATTAGTTCAATTGGGTTATGAAAAAATATGGAAAAGTGCTAATCCTTTTCAGTTTATGGAATTAATATCTTTAAGAGGAAAAGCAAACTTTTTTGAAGTTAAACCATCAAACTATGTTAAAGCTGGTGTTGGTAAAACAACAACTGATAATAGTGTTATTATTGAAGATGATTTTTAAATATTGTAAATTTAACTTTTTATTATAAGTAAAGTATAATAAAAAATTAATGATAAATAAAGAAAAATTTGATATTCAATATAAAAAAACTTTAAAAATATTACAAACAGATAATAAGGATACTAGAAAAAGGAAGAGATTTATAGTAAAATTAGCAACAAAATTATTACCTATGCCTCAAAATGAAGGACAGTGGCACGCTGCAAAAATATATGTAGATGAAAAAAAAGAAAGTTTTTATAATGTAGAACAATGGGAAGATTATTTAAAAATTAAAAATAAACACCCATACTATATTCCAAGAGAGGAATATAGAAGTATAGAAAGTATAGAAGAAAATAAAAATATAAATAGAAAAAAAAACAAAAAAAAGTACAGAGAAAGATTTTATTATAGATGTTAATATAAAACTATGTAGTAGAAAAAAGATTTATTTATTTTTTTTCTTTCTGCTCGTCATATTGTTTCCAACAGAAGTTGGGAACAAATCCCCGTTCCATGTGGCTAATTTGACGCATCACGTTTGGGTGAATTGCCAGTCTTGGATTGTTCTCGCAAAAATTTACATCCCTTAATTTTTTGCAAGATGTCAACCAGTATGGAATTTCCGAGAGATTGTTGTGCTCCATCCAGATAACCTCCAAATTCTCGCATTTCGAAATTTCTGCAGGAACTGCAGTTATCTGATTGTTATTCAACAGTAATTGCTCCAAGTTTTTCCAATACCTAATGAAACGTGGGATTTTATTCAGGTGGTTATGTGAGCAGGAAAACACCTTTAGAGATGTCAATCCCTTCATCGTCCCCGGTAGAGTTTCCAAGTCGTTACCACCCAAGTATAAATTGGTCAGTTTTCTTAGAAACCCAATATTCTCGGGTAAAACCTTTATATCGTTATTTCGCAGGTTTAGAACCCTTAAGTCTATCAACCGACCAATCTCAGTTGGAAGTTCTTTTAAAGAACATGACCTTAATGTCAGTTCCTCAAGGGATTGAAGTCCCAGAAGAACCGACGGGAATCTAACGAACTTCGCCCCAACGATTCGAAGTCGTTTTAGAGAGCGGAATGCCTTGAAGTAGGTCGGTAGCCCGGTTAGGTGCTTACCCGGTAGGAACAACCATTCGGTTGTCCCCACCGCTTCTGGGCTTACTGATACCCCAAGTGCTCCCAAGAAAAGGGAGCAGAGAATCTCAGGGGTGATGAACAGCTTTGGTTCCAACGCTAGAAGCATAGCTATTGGTAGCGTCACAATCTTCCCAATTGTGGCTTTGACTTCCCTGTTAACATCTTCATAGAGATCCAACATTTTCTTCGTGTCGGCCATCTTGGCGTCGGCCATTTTTGAATACATAATTATAAACTTTTAAGATTTTTTTATCATTTTTTTTAATAATTTTTTTATTAAAAAAAATATAAAACTATTTAGTAATAAAAATTAATTTTTAACAATATTAATATTAATATTTTTAATATTATTTGATTTAATATTTGTAATATTATTAATATTATATCCAAAATCAAAATTACTATCATCTATAATAGATGACTGTGAATTTATAACTTTCATATAATCTTCTAATTTTACTTCTTTTGACTCTGCCATTTTCTTAATAAAAGCATTATCAATATCACTGTTAAGATTATCAGTATTAGAATCCATAGGAGCAAATGATGGAGAGAAGTTAGTCTCTGGTAATTCATTCACATTTTGTTCTGGTGGATACAAATTGTCTGATGTATTTAATTTAGGTTCTGGTAGTAAATTCTTATTGATATGTAATTCAAAAGAATTTGTTCCAGCTCTTACAGATTGACCCGCAATAATATTTGAAGATGTTCCATTCATATTATCCAAACTAGCAAAAACACCAGATGAAATTAATATTTTATCCATAGTTTCATACGATGCTTTACCCAATGGACTCATAAATGGTGATGAACCAAAACCGTGTCTACTAATACACATCATTTTACCCCTATGGGTCATTAAATCTGCTAAAACACAGTAATGTCTGTTATTAATATCAGCACCAGCACCTTCTTTGATATTTAGTTTTATTTCTCTTATAATTGCTGTTCTAGCACCTTCAATTCCATAAAGATTATATATCTCATTAATATCATTCGTAGTTGTCCTAATTGTATCAACATACTTATTTGACATAATAGATATTAAATTGGAACCAAATGTTTTTAAATACCATTCCTTTTTAGATTCAACAGAACCATCTGGATTATAGAAAATTTTATTGTTAGATAGAACATCTATACTTTTAATTCCCTCTATTCCTCTTAAAGGAAGATTTAATAAATTGTCTCCAATATGTTTAAAGAAAGGAATGTATCCTTCGTCTTCATCAAGGGATTTTGCAACTCTAATTCTTAAAGTAAGATGATTTCCATTCATATTACTTACAACACATTCAATTTCAGTATCAACATTACAATTTCTAATTATTTCTTCATAAATATCATTTAGATAGATATTTTTGCGTAACATCGCTTCTCTATCAAACTCCATCCATAAAACCCAATTAGAAAGGTCCTCCTGTGAAGGACATTGTATTTCTGTTAATTCTGCTATTTCTTTATAAATTTTATATTCATCTTCCTCTTCATTAAACTTGCCTTTTTCTTTTTCTGGTAAATACAAAATTTCAGAAGATATTAAAAGATCTTTTAATTCAGTATATTCAAGTTGATTTTTAACTTCAAAGGCTATTTCTTTACTTTCGCAATATTCTTGTTTTAAATAAATAGTCATAGACGGTGTTTTTATATTAGTTGCTGTATTTATGATTTCTTGCATTCTTGGAATACCACCTGTAGTAACAACAGATTGATTACTCAAACCACCACTTTGATGATATGATTTCAAAACTAATTGTGTAAGTGGTTCTCCAATACTTTGAGCTGCAACAATACCAACCATTTCACCCGGATTAATAATAGAATGTAGTATTTTATGTTTTATTAATCTAACAATGTGTTTTAATATAGTATTTGGTAATCTATATTTGTAAATACATTGTTTTGCTGATAAATGACTTTTAATCATTATTTTTAAAACCGGTGAATAATCACAATTAACATTATATTTATTGATATAATTAATTAAATCATCTGTTAATTTTATTACATCTGCTGGTGTTAAGTCGCTTAAATTATACTTTTTAACATGAAATTGATTTTTGACTTGATGTATCATTCTTTCAAAATTAACAGGTGAAAGATACTTTTCAACTTTTTCCAAAGAATTTTTAAAATATTTATATCTTAAATTCTTTCTTTCTGCTGTAAGATATTTCCATTCTTCGTCCAATAACTTTTCATTATCTTTTCTGTCTTTTTGAATTTTATCCCAAGTTTCTTTTTTTACAAATGCTTTTGTAAAATCATCAACTTCTATTAAATAATCATTTTCCATTTGTTTATCAGATTTATTAATTAATCTTAATGGAATATGCTCTAATTTAACCGAATCAAGTCCATCCTCTCCATATGTAATTTGAACGATATTTCCACAGGCATCTCTAACTGTTCCATCATATTCAACTTTTAAGTCTTCCATAGCCTTAATAAGTTTTCTCTGCATGTATCCAGTTTGAGCTGTTTTAATATTGGAACTAATAGCATCCATTCTTGCATTCATAGTTGTCATATAAAACTCTTGTGGTGTCATACCATTCATATATGAATTATATACGTATCCACGGCTTGATAGACCTATATCATACATTGTAAAATGTGATGTAGTTCTACCAGTTAAACCATATGATATTCTTTCTCCATCAATCAATCTTTGACCAACAGTTCCCATAATTTGATTTAAGTTACCAGCGTTTCCTTTTGAACCAGATTTTACACTTATCATGAAATTATTTTTCTTTGAGAGATTATTCATTACAATATTTTCTACTTCTTGTGTAGAAGAACGTCCAATATTTCCAATCTCTAATTCTAATTTTTTCATTTTAAGTTCATTACTTAAATATGGTTCATATAAACCAATCTGGGCTTTTCTAATTAATTCATCTGATTCTTTTCTTTTTTCGGAAAGAATTTTTTCAATGTCATCTTTAATATCATTTTTAGGAATTGAATCTCCAAAACCAACAGTAAATCCAACATCATCTAACCAGCACACAACTAAACGCTGTAAATTATCAAGAAAATCACGACAAACTTTGGGTCCAAATTGGTTGTTAATCGCTTGAATAATACCATTAGATCCACCACTTAGTGTTCCTTTTGCCATTAAACCGTCAATAATATTACCATTTTTAATTTCTACGCCTTTTTGGTAAACTTTTTCATCATATTTGATATTTTTCAAACTAACATTTGGTAAAATATAACTGTATAATTCCTTTCCAGTTATTTTTTCCTTTTTTCGTTCTTCAAATATATTAAACCCAGTTTTTAATTGAATATTCGGCATTATGTATTGAAAAAGTTTTTCACCACTCGTAGCAAAATCTGATTTAGTTAATAAATATGAACCAACCATAGAATCTTGTGCTACACTAATGATAGGAGTACTTTTTGCTGGACTGATTATCTGTTTTGATACACCAGCAATTTCTTGTAATTCTACCCTAGTCTGTAAAGACTGTGGTAGAAAGGTGTTCATCTCATCACCATCAAAATCCGCATTATATGGGTGGCAATTTTTTGATAAAATACGAGAAGAAATGAAATTATGGTTATCATCACAAGTCGTAATATCATATGCCTTTTCTAAAGAAATTTCATTTATTGCAGAAATTCTTTTCCATACCAATCCAGTATCTTTTATAGTGTATTGATTACACCAATCGGTATATTTTAATACATTAACATATCCTTTTCTCCCTTTATTACAAGGATTTAGTCTGTTAATATATTTACAGTATTCAGCAATATACATTGCTTCTTTCTGTCTTTCTTTTTTATACAAATATCCTATCTTTTGACAGAATTGTTGCATATTTTTAATATCACTCTTCAAAGTTCCTCTGTATGAAAATGTGTGGTCTCCGTTTTTACGAATATTACCACTTGATACAGAAATAGGAAGAGTAGATATTCCAAAATCATTCAAAATACTGCATATTTCCTCAAAGAATTTAACTGGAGACTTTCCTTCAAT